ACGAAGAAGAATGTGCCACCAGTTAATTCAGCAGCCGTATCAGCGTCTGGACCTCTTGTCAATACATAAGCAGATGCACCATCACCAACAGTTGTAACAACATAGATACCGTTTTCAGTAGCGTCTGACTGATCTTTTAATAATATTCTATCACTTGCTGATGGAGTTTGACCATCAATTGAAAAAGCACCATTTGAACCAGCAGTAATTGTTCCTGCACCGTTATCGTAAGTACCAGCAGCGTTAGCTGTTGAAGCGTATCTTACGGATTCTTTTACATCTAAACCGTTAGCAACACCATCAACATATGCTTTTGTAGCAGCGTCTTGAGCACCTGACGGATCAGTTACATTTGTAATTCTACTTGTGTCAACATCAACAACACCAGAACCTTTTGGACTGATTTTTAAGTCAATGTTTGTATCGTCACCTGAGGTAGCAATTTTAACAGCGTTTGATGTAGCAGAGTTAGTAATTTCTAATTCATTTACAGCAGACGTTTCTGTTTGTAATAAAATTAACTCATTACCGTTTGCGTCAGCAATAAAACCACCATCAACAAATTTAGGTGCTGTAAGTGTTTTACCACTTAAAGTTTGTGTTGCTGTGTTAAGTGTGATAGCACTTGTGTTTGATAAATCTGTTGAAGCAATAGTAATAGAACCGCTACCATCAAATGATTGTCCAGCAATATTAACTGCTGACGCTAATGCTGTAGCTGTATCAGCGTTACCTGTTACATCACCAGTAATATTACCAGTAAATGTACCTGCGATAGCACCTGTACCTGTGATTGTAGGACTAGTTAAAGTTTTATTTGTAAGTGTTTGAGTACCTGAAGTTGTTACAACGGTATTATCAATATCTAAAGTTAATTCACTTCCGCTTACACTTGAAGTAATTCCTGTTCCACCTAAAATACTAAAGCCACCGCCAAGTGGAATACTTGTAGATGAAGAAGTATCATCACTAATTGAAATTGTAGAATTAGTTAATGATGAATTACCAATATTTGATATTGTATTAGATGAACCACTTATTGTTTTATTTGTAAGTATTTGAGTACCTGTTAACGTAGCAACCGTACTATCAATCGCAAAAGAAATTTCATTATTACTTACAGTAGTATCAATTCCAGTACCACCAGTAAATGTAATTATTTCGCCTGTTGAAACTGAATCATTTGAACCACTATCAGCGGCAATTGATAAAGTAGATACTACAGTACCAAAACTTAAATTTCCTGAACCATCTGTTTTTAAGAATTGACCGTTTGAACCATCTCCATCTGGCAACGTGAAAGTAGTGGAAGTTGTTACGGCATTCGGAGCTTTTAGTCCAATGTAATTTGTACCATTGTTGGTACCTTCATTTAATTTTAATTGACCACCTGTTGAAGCATTATTACCTATAAAGATTTCATCAATTGCTTTATTACTATCTACTAGTAAAGCTGATGAAGCTGTTAGTGTACCAAGTGCGTGATCTGTTAAATCTGCAAAATATTTACCACCAATAACATGAACATTAGCGGCTACGCCGTCTGTTTCAGTACCGGTTCCTATAAAAATCCTATCACCATTATTGCCTTGAGTACCCGTGCCGTATGTATAGGCGAGTTCACCTTGACCTAATTCTGCTGGTGCCGTTGTTCCCGAGGATCGTTTTATCTGTATTACTGTTGCCATTTAATTCTCCCTAAAAATTACCACCATTAAACTTTAAAGTTCCTGTAGTAGTAGATAATTCGTTTCTTGTTATAAATTTATCTGTAGCAGAGTCATATTGAATTAAGGCACCGTCCTCTAACGAACTGGTATTCACGTCATTTAGATTTTTGAAAGATTGAGGTGGAACCGCACTTGGTAACTGTACAGAAACTTGTTGAGGTCCTGTAGATGTACTAGAGTTTATATTAGCTCTAACACCACCACTTCCATTTATTACTGCTCTAACCATTAAAATCTCTCTCTTTTGTTATATTTATAATAAAAATGTATTAAAAAAGAAAAATTATGTAGTAACGTTAGGACTAATTGTTATTATTCCTTCAATAACCCTTGTTACTGTACTGTCAGAGGTTTTAGTGATTTCCACGTCATATACATAACGTGATGGAGAGTCTAAAGTTGATGTTTGATCTGCTGTTAACGACAAGGTAATGACACCTGTTGTCGCATCTGTGGCAATAGTAGTTGTAAAAGATACTCTTGTACGAGTGCTCGAATAGCCTTGTGCCATTTTCGCACTGGCAGTATAACCTGTTAAGTCGAATGCCGTGCCGTCTGTGTCTGTTACGGTTACGTCACTTGAAAAGTTAGCGCCTTGATCAATCCTTAGATTCGCTCTTGCTGACATTGTGTTCTTCTAATCCTTTTTTAATCTTTTCGTTATAATAGTTAGTAAGAACTTCTATTTTTTCTAACTCTATTGTGTGTCTTACTTTAGAAGTTTGAATTTCTTGTCTAGCAACAATTGTATTTCTTACGTCTAATGGTAAATCACTTATAATATACTCTTTACCATCAATTGTCAATTTATCTTGTTTTACTTGTTCAGTCATAGTTATTCACTTTCCTTATATTTATGTTATATTTATATTGTATTTTACTTATCTTTTTAGAAATATTAATAAAAATCACTATTAAATGATATTATAGTTTTTCTAAAATTGTTTTTAATTTTTTCAGATGTATGTTGAAACACAGCAGGGAAAGTGACCATTTCACCTTCTTTAGCTATCAAATTTATTGATTTTTTACTATTTACTATAGGTCTAATTCTTGTTGTTTTTTTCATATCTGGCAGCTCTAAATAATACACATTAGCAAAATTTGATTTCCCATGTCTATGCCAAGTGTGAAAATTATTTTTATAATATTGTTGAAACCATCCGTTTTGTATAGTACAAGATTGTTCTTCAAGTAATTCAGTCATCTCTTTTATGTAAGGCGTAATAATTTTATAAAAATAATCTAAATACTCTCTCTTATAGTCTTTAGGTAAATTCCAATCTGTATGTGATATGTTTTCAAAAGAATTTTTAGGTATCTTATCAATCAAAGATAAAAGATCACTTTTAATTTGTTTATGTTCTTTAATCTTCGTAACTAAGTAATAACTTGGAATTTTTTTTATTTTAATCATTAAAGCTATACCACCCTGTAATTATACATTTATCTTTTTTATTATTTATAATACCTTTGTGTGAATGAGTCCAATCTGTTGGCCATATAACAGTGTTACCTACAATACAATCAGAAGTAAATTTTTGTTTTGGCCATATAGTACCTGCATTCTCTACAGTATTTAGGTAAGTCATAAAAACAATAACTCGTTTAGTTGCTTCTATACAACCTCTTTCACAATGAACTTTTTTAAAACCTTCATCTGGTTTGTAATATTGTATATTATAATCTTCTACAAGACCCCATTTTTCTAATAATGTATCTACCTCTGGATATTTAATTCTATACTCATTAATACAATTTTGTAATTCAATCTTATATTTGTTAAAGGGATAATAATTATTACTAACGGAGATAGGTATTTCTGTAGATGTTTTTGTATCACTATTAAACTCAGGTTGTAAATGTTTATCTTTATTATCTAAATAATATTTGATTATATCCTCACATACTTTTTTGTTAATTTTCGACAAGTATATAAAATTATCCATTTATGGCATAATCCTTTTTGATGTAGGTAAAGTTGGAGTTAACTGTTTATTTTTGTCCCATATTTCTTGCCAAAAGGTAATGTAAGTATATCTATCCTCTTTAGTATCAGAATAAAAATTTTCAGCTGCATGGTATTCATTAGCGTCAAATAAAATACATCTATTATATTCAGAATTTACAAAACAAGTTTTTCTAAATTGAGCATTATTCTGATTCCTTTTATCTGTAAAAAAGACTTCTTCTTTTTTTGTAACTTTTTCTAAATTATTTACCTTTTGATAGTAACATCTTTTATCGTATGAATAGTCACTAATACTTGGAAAAGGAATAACTGGTTTAAACAATGATGTTCCAGCATTAATATTTTTATTTAAATATATTATAGAAGTAATTTGACTACCTTGGTCAGAGTGTACCCAGCCATCAATTAAATTTGCTGGTATTCTTTGTATATAAGAAGTTGCTCTATATGTTAACTCCGTATAATTATTTGGATACAATAAAGCTAAAGTTTTTAATGCAATACCTTGAAATAAATTAGTGTTTATTTCATTTATTAAGTTTGTTCTAAATCCCGGAAAATTAAGTCCAAATTCGTAATGTTGTTTTACTGCAAAATCTTGTAAAAGATCAATGTCTTTATAAAAATCATCTGCTACTATTAAAGGCCAATTCATTTATTTACAATTATATTCCATGTTAAAGTTTTAAGAAGATCATCAAGTAAAATATTTTTGATATTATTTTCTTTAATATATTCATGGAGTTCTTCAATGTCTAATATTATCCACTGTTCCTTAAAATTAAATACCATCTTCTCAGCTTTAGTATTAAAAAATCCTATTTTTCCTTCAGTTTTATCTTCAAATTTTCTAATAGGACTTAAATCATACTTATAAGACCTATTTGTTGATTTATGTAGTATACCTTCTATATCCCAACCTTCTTTTACTTTTGGGTATTTTTTATTTTTTAATAACTTTGTAAAAGAAGCTACAGTCATTACTCTCCAAAAAAATTAAAATTAACAACATACCTCTTATATATATCAGTTTGATAAATTACTTTGTGTAATATGTTTGTAGGAAATAACAACATTCTATTTTCAATATTATCTATAGTTATTTCTTTATTATTAATTTTCAATACTGTTTTAGCGTCACAAGTTGTAAGAAAATAAATTCCAGTCATTGAATTATTATAATTATAATCTACATGATAAGAAGATTCGTTGTTATCTATATCTCTACAAGTTAAATTAGCTCTTATTTGTATGAGTGATCTTGCTTTTAATTTTTTAATAAATGGTTGAATGTAAGTGTAAAAGGTATCATGGTTTGGTGCGAAATCATTATAGAAACAAAAAGAAAAAAAACCATTTTTGTTTTTAGTTATACCATAAGAGGAATCAATAGCTCGAAAATACCAAGGTACTTGTTCTGACTTTAAAAAATTAGAAAAATCGTTATAAACATCTTTTTCTAAAAAATTATCAATTACTTTATACTTTATTTTTGAATTCAACGGGTAATCCTAAATGTTTTCTATTATCAAATATATTTTTAGTTCCATTACTTAATCGATTGTAGTGCAAAAAAACTTGAGCACAGTCTTTACCTTTAAATTTTTCTCTCCAATGTTCCAAATCACAACCAGAATATATAAGCATATCACCTGGTTTGAGATTTATCTTAATTCCTTTATCATTAGATGGTTTGTAATCTTGGATTCCATGTCTTCCTCTTTTTTTACTATTTTTATCTACATAACCTGACTTCGGATTGGGGTTTAAATATATTGGCCAAAGATCGCCTCCTAGATTCATTGTACCTGATATTTCACAACTAGGTCTATCTTTATGTCTTTCTAAAATATCCCCTTCTTTATATATTCTAGCATAAGAATATGTTGGAATAAGTTTAGTTTTTATTTTTTTTTCTATTATCGGCTGTACTTTCAATAAAATAGTTTCCATAGCAATATCAGCATAATGAGAATATGTATTTGGTGCTTGTGGGTCTTTAAAAAATCCCCAATCAGTATTATCTGGTGTAATAAATTTACTGTAAAAAAGAGTTTCTGCCACCTGTCTTTTTATTAAAAAATAGTTATATATGTATTCTGACAGTTCTTTTGAAATAACTTTTTGTACTACAGCATATTTATTTTCTTTAAAATTAATAGTCATCATATGAACCAAAAGATAAAATTATTCTTGGAGTTAAACCAATAGCTCTATGTTTAATACTTTTTTTAATAAACAATCTATCACCTCTTTCTAAAATAATTTCTTCATTATCAATAAAATATAAAGTTCTTCCATATGCTCCCATGATATGAACAGATTCCTGATCTCTATGTGCATCACCCCTAGCACCTCTCATATATGAAAAAAATAAATCTAATGTAGTTCTCTTATTTTCTTTATTAAACATATGGTTCATTTGATTATAAACTTGTGTAAAGAATTCCTCATCTTGTATATTTCTAATTTGAAATATGCTGTCTAATAAGTAGTCAGGTTTATATATAGATATAACTTTGCTTTGAAAATTATTATCCGACATTAAACTAGATAATTTATTAAAGTCTAATTCTTTTTTAAATTTTATAAACTTTTTCTCTAAAAAATAATTCATTTATTTAAAAGGATACCCTAGATTCCAAATAACTAGAGAATACCTAATTCCTTTTGTTACAGGTGTTATTCGATGCCATACATGGCTCGGGAAAACAACTATACTACCTTTGGGTAATATTTCCTTACATATTTGTCGATTATGTTCTTTGTCAGGATTCATATTTCTAAAGTCAAACTCCAACTCACCACCGTTATAATCTTTAGGATCAGATAAAGATACTGTAACTGATAGTTTTCTAATTTTACCTAATTTATTTTTATTTAATTCATTTAATTTAGAATCAGAACTAACATATGGTCCTGGCCAACTATCACAATGCCAAGTATAAAACTGTTTTGTTTTATATTTTGTAAACTGACAAGTTTCGGAAAAATCCCAATCAAAATTCCAACCAGCATTTCTATTTGCTGTATGGATAAACGGGTGGATTGCCTCATAAATCCATTTATCATTTAACCAAGTTATGTTTGATTTTCTTATCTCTTTAAGATCATTAATTTGTTTTTTAGAGTTTTTCCCATCACCAGACACACCACCTATTAAAGCAGAAGACTCACCACCTATTAAAGCAGTTTCGTCCTTTTGTTTTAAAGCATGTTTTACAAGTTTATCACAAAATTTAGAAGATAAAGCTGATTGAAAGTACCAATAATAGTTATTTAGATTCATAAGTATTTTTAATAATATAATTTTCGTTATTTGATGTATTTTGTTCTATTCTATAAATTAAAGTGCTTGGAAATATAATATATGAGTTTGTATTTAATTCTATTTCGTAAAAATTATTTTTTATTCTTTTATTATCATATTCTAATATAATCTTACATGAGCCTTTTTTAATATTAACTCCATAAAACATAACATAATCAACTGAATTATATAAATCCATAGGATCTATTTCTATTAATGAAAGAGAATATTGGTTAGGCTTTAAAACAATACCTGTGGTTTCTTTTTTTATAAGGTACCTTTTAAAGTTTAAATTGAAGTAATCTCTAATATATGTATCTAATATATCACTACTTTTAGAAAATGGAAATGTATTATTAGATAAGTAATACAATATATCTGCTCTCAATGACTCTAGGTTTATTTCAATTCCTTTAGGCAACGTTACATCTCCAGTGTAAATATCTACCTCGGAAAGTGTTTTTTTATTCATATTCATACCTCATTAAATTTATTTTATCTATAGTATATATAAAGCTTTTAAATCTCTATTATTCACTTACAAAACTATCCATATAACCATAAGGTGGTTTTGGAACAAAATTACAAGCTATTGAGTACCTAGTTGCTTCATCATAGTTTTTTAATATGTTATGATACATAGAAGAAGGAAAGATAATTAAAAGTTTATCTTTAGGTTTAAAAGACCAAGAACTAGAATTAAAGTTGTTAAAATCGGTTTTTTCTAAATCATAATTGTTACTAGTCCAATTATTATTATAAAAAGAAATATCAGATACATTTTCATTACATCTATTATAATAAACAGCTGAATACATACTATTACAATGTTTGTGTCTTTCAGATTCTTCGTTCTTCTGACATCTGGTCGCCCAAGTGGTAGTCACTTTAAAATGTGTTTTTTTGTGACCCATAATTTGTTCGTTATAAACACAAATCAATTTTAACATTTTTTCTTTTAATACTTTAAATGTTTTATCTTTAAATAAAAATAAATCTTTACTTATACCAGATCCTCCACTTTGATTTGTAGAACCGTATTCTAGGTTTTGTATCTTATTTTCTATTTGGATTTGTTCTTTTTCTAATATATCTAATGTGAACAATGCTATAGGAGTAGCGAATAAAGGTACCACTGTAGGTGATACCGTATTTTCCAATTTTAATTCTGGAATTGTAAATGTTTTCATAATATAACCAATATATCACTTAATATAACCAATATATCACTTAATCAATAAAAAGTCAAGCCTTAAATGCCTTTATCAGCGTACATATTTTATATAGGGATTAAGCTAATCCGTTAACCAAAGTCCAACCAGTTGTATTGTCTGCTTGGTATGCGTCTTCGTCCCAATTGTAAATCCAACCATGTGTATCATCTAAATTTTGTTGAGATTGTTCAGTTGTTAATGAAGGTTTAGCACCTAAAGGAGATACCCAACTTGCAGTCGCAGTATCTTTTGCCCATGAAGCATATGGTTGAGTTGCCCAAAATATTTCATTAGCCGAATCCCAAGTATAACCAATACACGCATAGTTTCCTCTAAAAGGTGTTCCACCTAGACCGTGTTGGCCTGCCCAAGTATTGTATGAAGTTTGAATCCACTTGTCTGAAGGCCAATTGTTATTTGCTTCTAAATAAGTTTTTCCTTCTGCCTCTGTCGTTGCGTTTTCGTTATCTACAGTTAAGACTTGTAGAACTATATTTGAGTCGTCTATTTTTGCGAAATGTGCCATATTATTGAAATTTATACCTTATAATTACGATTCCACTACCCCCTGATCCTCCAGGTGATTCGTGACCGGATGTACCTCCGCCACCGCCACCGCCTCGGTTAGCAGTTCCAGATGAATTGGTACTACCGCCGCCACCAGCTCCACCTGATGCAGAAGGACCATTAGATCCTCCGCCTCCGCCTCCGCCATAAGCTACTGATGATCCTGAGATTGATGTTGTTATTCCGCTTCCTCCTACTCCAGGAGTTCTGTTGTTTGGTGTAGGTTGTCCTGCATTAAGCGTTCCTCCTCCACCTCCTCCAGATCCGTCTCCATCCGAGCCAGCACCGGTTCCACCATTTGTTCCTTGTGCTGGTGTTACGGATGGGATATTTCCCGCTCCTCCGCCTGTAGCACCGCCGAATCCGCCTCCGGAACCACCGCCGCAGCCACCTGGCTCACCGCCATGTGGAGAGTTATTAAAGAAGCCTCCGCCTCCTCCACCGGCAGCAGTGAAACCTACTCCTGTAGAAGATGATCCTCTACTACCACTACCAGATCCTCCACCAATTGTAATTGGATAACCTGTTGCTGAAACTGTAACACCAGTAGATGAAGCTCTTGGACTACCAGTCCATCCACCATCATCGTTAGATTCTCTAACACCACCAGAACCACCAGCTCCACCGTGTCTTCCTGCTCCACCGCCACCACCTGCTATTAACAGATAATCAACAAAATTTGACCCAGCTGCATTCCCGGCATCTGATACAGTAAATGTTCCTGGTCCAGTAAAAGTATGAATTTTATAATCACCTGATTCTGTTATTGTTCCACCTGTAGCAGTTACAAATGATGCAGCAATAGCTCCTCTAAATTGTCCTATGGTTATTTGACCAGAACTTGGAATTGCTCCATTAGGAGCTGTAGCTCCTGATGCAACATGAGCACCACCTGAATAATATTCAGTTAATTGTATTGGATTGGTACCACCAAATTCGGTTTGAATGCCTGTTAACTTGGTATCGGAACTAGGTACAGCCATCTTATTTTTTCTCCTTAATTAAAATTTCTACTTTCTTATTACTATTTATACATTAATTACAAACGATATTAAACTAATAATGTATATTTATAATAACTATTTATTAAAGATTAAACAGTAACTGATGGACTAACTGTAATAATTCCTTCAATAACTCTTGTAATTGTACTATTTGACGTTTTTAATGTCTGATAATTTAGGGTTACTAGGAACAGCCATCTTATTTTTTCTCCTTAATTAAAATTTCTACTTTGTTATTTAAAGCTTTTACTGCTTCAATTAATAGACAAGTTAGTCTATCATATTTAACTGCTTTAATACCATCGGGTCTTGTTGCAACAGCTTCTGGTAATACTTTTTCTACCTCTTGAGCTATAACTCCAACGTCTTTTTTTCTAATAAAGTAACCATCTTCACCACCCTTTTCATCAATATAAGATTTTTTCCAATCAAATAAAACTCCATTTAATTTTTTAAGTGCTTCGATAGGATCAGGTATATTAACAATATTTTCTTTAAGTGCAATATCTGAAGAATAAAAAGCTGTTACATCATTTGTTGCTCTTATTTCTCCACTTGTTCCTGATGGTGCAGTACCTACTCCTAATGAATCAGTTTGAATATCGTTAGTTACATCTAAATCACCTGTTATATTTATATTACCTGTTCCTGTTATATTGTTTGAGTTTAAATCTAAACCTCCACCCAACTGAGGACTTGTGTCTTCAACAATATTATCTATAGCATTTGGATTAGCAGTAGCACTTGTTGCTATTGTATCTAGTTTAGTTCCATCTGTACTAACATCTCTACCATCTACTGTAAATGATTGAGTATCTAAGTTACCACCTAATTGTGGTGTTGTATCTTCAACTACATTGTCAATAGCATTTGGATTAGCAGTAGCATTTGTTGCTATTGTATCTAATTTAGTACCATCTGTTGAAACATCTCTACCATCTACAGTAAAAGATTGTGTGTCTAGGTTGCCACCAAGTTGTGGTGTGCTATCTGTAGAAACATTTAATGCGGTTAATGAAGCACCATCTCCAGAAAAAGATGTTGCTGTGACTGCACCTGAAAAGTTACCATTTACAGCACTTGATATAGAACCACTATTAATAGATAATGTACCATCTGTAATAGTTGTAGATGTTATACTAGTCGCACTTGATATAGAACCACTATTAATAGATAATGTACCATCTGTAATAGTTGTAGATGTTATACTAGTCAATCCTGTTATTGTTGAATCTAAAGATATTGTTAAAGTATCAGTTGCAGATACTACAGCAGAAATACCACCAGAACCAATAACATTTAATGTATCCGTACCAAATATTGTTTGAGTTGTTGATGATGAATCTCTTAAAGTAAAACTAAAAGTGCTACTTTTAGCTTCATTAACAGCAGCAACTACTGATGTTTTATCAGTTGTTGTTAAACTATTTAAATCACCAACGTCTGTACCTAGACTATTAAACGTGGTTCTAAACGTTTCTAAAGTATCTGATGTTGCTACACTTCTTGTTGCCATGTTATTGTGTTACCTTTTTTAGTAAATCTTTAATTTCTCTTAATTCTGCCTTTAAACTATTTATTTCTTTTACAGCGTTTCTTATTTCATCACCTTGTTTTTCTCTATCTCTTACTCTTTTCATATATAATGAGTATTCAGTTTTGTTTGTGTGTATGATACCATTTGATCTTGTATCTCTTACTAAACTTTCAAATCCTTCTACTTTTAATCTACTCATGTTATACTGCTAAAGCAATCCCTCTTAAATCTCTAATAATAGGTGGATATGATGAAACAGTACCTTTCATTACTATTTTAATTTGAAAAGAGGTAAATGTGTTTAAGCTACTTGCTGAATATTTGTATTCTTTAAATGTATTGTCATCTTCAGCAGGTATGACTGTTGTATCTTCGGATCCATCATCATTAAAAGCAATCCAACCTAAATCATCAATTTTTCTGTCTTCTTCAGCACCTGTCAATCTAAAATATACCTCAACACTTGAAGTTGCTCTAACATTTTGAGTCAATCTAACTTCTAATGATGTTGATTCATTTTCTAGTGTTACTGGTTTAGTTACATAAACGGCCGCTGAGGATGTTCCTGATGAAGTAGTATCATCAACAAAACTAGGAGTGTTACCTAAAGTTGGTTGATTTAATCTGTTTTGAACAGCAACCATACTCATTCTAGCCGTATCTAAATACGGAGATAAGTTTGTACTAGTTGTTGACAATGATAGATTTACAAAGAGTGATTTATTTCCAGACATTTCGTTTGTTTGATTAATATCACTTGCCACCATACAAGGTGTTGTGAAATAAATGTTATCACTAGGATTAATTGCTAAAGCATTTGTAACTGAGGTTAAAGTAAATTCTGATTCTGAACCATGAACTGATTTACCTGTTGTAGGTCTAATACTATAAGTTATACCAGTTCCAGGAACTGTTAATGTAGCTAAATTAATATTTGCCACATCAAATAAATTATTTTGTGTTGCTGTTACAGTTGAACTACCAACATCACCTGTAGCGTTTGCTGTACCAGCTGTTGTAATATCATAACTATCTAAAGTTATATTTGAAATACTTGTATATGTTCCGTTAATAGCGTCATGTGCTATGCCGTTATATGTTCCTGAAGCAACGCCAGCTATAGTAACATTATTATCTGTTCCGTGCATTCCATGATTTTTGTGGAATACTCTAATTACGCCTGAACTATTTGTTGTTCTTAAAGGATTATTTTTTAATGTTTTAACTGGATTAGAATCATTGCATAAAGTAACTGAACCTGTAACATTACTAAATTCAGCACGATTAATTTTCATTTTAATATCTTCTAATTGTTCAGCAGTCCAAGTAGAACCATTTTGTGATTTAAACATGACACCAGCATATGGTTGCTCAGATATTGTTCTATCTGAACCTACTTGTGTATCTCCTACTCTAGCCACCCACATATTATAATTATTTGTGTTTGCTAATAGACATAAACAGTATTCTGTTTTTTCTTGTAAATAAACTGGACTATTAAATGTAAATTTGGTTGCTGTACTAGCGTCATCACTTATATTGACTTGACTAGGATTTAAAACAACTTCTCCAAAAGGAACAATTGTACGAGATGGATAACCATTTACAACTTCTCTAATTTGAAGTGTAATTGGAATATCATCATCTTTTGATTGAGCAAATAAATCCATGGAAGTAATAAAGGCACCGCCATTATCATCAACCATAAATGTTTGAGCAATAGGATCAATCCAATCAATAACTTCTTGTGTTGTTCTTGTAGATGATCTTGTTTGATTTCTTGTATCGTTTACAGTTTGTCTAACGGTTACAGCTTCTCTAGTTGAAACAATTGTATTTTGTACAGTTTCAATAGAGCCTCTAGCCGTATAATCGGCCTCTCCAGCCGTTTGAACATCTGTAGTTGAGTTTGTTACTGAACTTGTTAATCTGAATACTCTTTGACCTGTTCTCCATCTAGGATTTGAATTATTTGTAGGATCAGGAATAGCAAAAGTACCTGACACTGCACCATTAGAGTCTGTTACTAAATTACCACCTAATGAACCACTATCAGGAGTTACATAACTAGCTACATCAGTCTCATCAAAGAAAGGATAAACTCTAGTATTTGGTTTTAATCTTGTAGCAGTAAAACTAACTGTTCTACTTCTAATGAAAGGTATAAAGGCAATACTTAAAACTTTATCACCTAACGCTGTTCTTACAACTTGAGGAACAATTGCCGTTCTAATTCCTGTTCTTGTTTGTTGAACTTGTTGAGTTGATGTAATAACATTATCTCTAGCATTTACCAACCAACCTCTAGCGCCTCGACCTCTCCCAGCAACTCTGTTGTGAGTTCTATGAATATTACCTCTTGATACTGTTTCAACAGGAGCACCAATCCAGTGGTCTTGCCATTCGTTCCAGACAGTATTAATTTCAATACTACTTAAATTAGGATTACCTAAAGCGGCAACCATTGTATCAAAACTACCTTCTTCATTGACTAATAAATCTGGCACTCTTTCTGTTTCTTTCCACTCATCTCCTGGAGGATTAAGTGCTATTGAACCTGTCCAAGTAAATATATTGTATGGGTTTACATTCACAAACTTACTAGCATAAGGTTGATCAATAATTGTAGTTTCTGTATAAGGTAAAGTAATTAGATCACCTGTTTTTTGATAATTCGCAGCTGTTCTATCTGCTGCTAATATTGTTGTACCATCATCATCAGCTTCTATTAATTGAATTGATTTCTCATTAAACATTGGTCTTAATTCACCTTTGGCCATATCCATAGAAACTTTATAATCTAAATTACCAGCGTCACCTATTCCGTGACCTGTAAAATTATCTACAATAAATCCATTTTTAAATCTATCAAATCCTTCAGCGTCTTGTATTTGTAACGATTGAGCGTTAGCTTCTAATAGTGAAAGTTGAGTATAGTATTCTACAGTTTCAATTCTTTTTTCTAAACGACCAATATCTCTCATTGTGTATCGTTTGTTATCTTGTCTTTGTACACTTACATCTTTTTCATCTAAAGTATATGGATTTAAAAACACAGTAAATAAATGCATAGCACCATCTAAACCTTTTGGTATTTGAGGTTTTAAATCACTAGAACCTTTTACAACTTTAAAGTTACCTTCTTTATCTAAAAAGATTTTATCAACTCTTGGTAAATAATATTCAAAATCACTTGAAACATTTGAATTGAATTTTACTACATTAACAACTGAAACACCTAAACCATCAAATGAACGATCTTGTGTTCCTGAATTAATGGTTGAAGCGTCATCAACTCTTGGTCTAAAGTCTAAAGAATCTCTTAAATCAAATACGTCACCTGTTGTGTCGGAAGTGTAACTTGGAATATTCTCATAGTCAATTACCCCTGAATATGAATCTACATCAAAATAATCACCAGCGCCGTGTGAGAAATAATCAAAATCTACAAGTAATCTACCTGTTGGTGTTAGTTCACCCGTTTTTAAAACTAATCGGCCAATGTCATAAAAATTATCTCTTTGACCTGTATCTAAAGTAAATCTACTTGTAATATCTGTATCTGAAACTGTAGCAGCTGTTGAAAAATCTGCTGCCATATAAACAGCGTTAATAACATAAACATCTGCTTTTGCTAAACCAATAACACCACTCTCTATAATAGATTGTGTTGAAATAGCAACTGTTGAATTAGAGTTTAATACTTTTTTCTTTGAATCAGAGATTGAAACATTAATTGTTGCTAATATTTTTACAGTATGACTGGCATAGTTAGCACCAAAATCTAGTGTTAATGTTTTACCAGTTGGTGATCCACTTGGAGTAAATATTGCTGATCCTTCGTGGTTATTACCAGATAAACTTAATACATCACCAACGGCACCTGACCCGCCAGCGCCTGTAGCAACTATTGAAACAACAAAATCTTTTTCTGCTAAAGCACTAAAGATTTCATTTGAACCAGCAGTAATTGAAATATCACCATCAGCTGATAAATCACCTGTAAAGTTTTTTCTAATTTCAAAGTTAGTATCAGTTGAACCAGAGTTTGATGTTGTTTTTAAAGTTTTAATTCTTTCGTTAGGTAATTGAAAAATAGAAATATTTTTATTTGAATCTTGTAGTTTACCTCTATTTCTAGTAGCAATTGTTTTTGTTGATACATCACTACCACCAACAGCTGTTGATAATTCTAAACTTGTATTTGAAGTAATCGATTCAATTAATCTAGTGATTGATGAACCAGCGTCTGTTGTAAATGTTATACTATCACCAATTTTTAATTCAGTATTGAACAAAGTACCAAAACCTGTAACAGTTGTACCACTATTTGATACTGATATAGAACCAAATACTTGCCAATTTTCACCATAAGTTGAATCTAAAACTGTATCAGCTGTGTAAGTAATTAAAGATCCACCTGGCATTCCAATTTGTTTAACTTGTGGGAAGTCAAAACTAGTTATACCACTAAAACCAACAGCGTCTGATTGAATAACGGCAGTATTACTTGAAGTGCCACCTGTAATTGTTTCACCTGTACTAAAAGTACCTTGTATGTTTGAAACTACAACAACACCGTGTGTAGCTGTTGCTGATGTGAAAGCCGTAACATTTATAGCAGTTGTTCCGTCTGTATCATATAACTCAAAAGTAGTTGAGTTTGGATTTCTAACTGTATAAACATTTGATGATTGAACTACACTATCTACTGAATATGTACCAGCAAAAGTAACTTGTTGGCCTTCTACAAAGTCATGGCCACCAGAAATTGTTACTACACCAGGACTAGCTGAAGTAAGACTAGTTACAGTTTCACTTTCAATTGCTGTTAATGACTGAATAGTAGCAGTAGCACCTGAAGTGCCACCAGTTATAACTTCACCTGTTGTGAAAGTTTGGTTTGTAGTAATATTAATGTGAGTAAACATATTAATATCGAAAAGATAATGTCTGTAAATTGCTGATGTTAAAGAACCGCTAGCAAAAGTATTACCTGAAGCTGTACCAGTTACATATTCAAAACCTTTTGATTTAGCACGGCCAATTTGAGGAACATTTACACCTGAAGTTGATTGTTCAGTACCACGTGCAGATGTAGCTGTTTTATATAAGTTAACAGCTTTAAATGCCTCTACATCACCTGATACCAATCCAATATCTGGTGAGTTATAGATATTTGTTACATTGACAAAGTTACCTACATCAAATCTTGTATTAAAATTATTTTGTGTATTAAATTCTCTAGCCTTATCAATATCAACATAAGTTGTACCGATATTTTCTAATTCATAACCTTTTACATATGATTTACCTGGCCCAATACCAGCAGCTAATTTTGTAGTATCGCCACCATCTATAGCTGTGTAAATACCTCTATTTGTACCTGATATTAAATGTTCTCTAACATCCAAATCGTATTGTTTAATAGAATAGTCACCTGATTCGTCAAATGTTCTTCTTGCTAAATTATCTTCTAATATATTATAATCGGTACTTCTAACTTGGTTTTGTCTAAATCCATTTTCTAATCTTAATAATTCAATAAAATTATTGTCTTCAGTTGTAGTTAAAGTCTTTTTAGCTAATGTTAATAAAATTTTAAATCTGTGAGCTCCTGGAGCATTAACGTTTGAAGAACCAGCGGCGTTATCGTTTAATGTTGTATCGTCATTAGGAGTAACGTAAGATTCTGTAATTGTAACACCAACTCTATAGCTTGGTGTATTTGTATATTTGTCAAGTATGATAGTTTGGTCATCTACAGATACATAAAATCCGTTTATGTAATAAATACCAGCAACAATAGAAGCAGCTGAACCAGTTGCTGTAGTATCTACTACACAATTGATTGTTGTCGGTGTACCACTTAATGTAGCTGTTCCTGTTAAAGTTTCGCTATCTGTAAAGGCTATTTCTGTATTTGAAGTACCTGAATCAACATATTTAACATATAAAGTATCTGGATCAGTACCGTCTGTATCTACAGTATTTACAACTCTACCTTTTAAACCTGAAGTGCCACCTGTTATTTCTATACCGTTAAAAGAAGATAAAGAAACACCACTATCAATACTTGATAATTTTACAGCATAATAGTTTACATCAAAAGCAATCTCGCCTGGAATGACCATCGCTCCTTTTTTAAAGAAGTGATCACCAGATCGTTCTATCTGATTTTGTAAGATTGATTGTGTCTGTGTTAATTCTCTCGCTTGAACGGCAAAACCAGGTCTGAAAAGAACTCTATGGAACTTTTTTGACTCGGTAAAGTCATCATAATAAGGCGAGAGGTTAAAGTCTGTTGGACTTGGCATTAAATTATCCTCACTTTATAATTTTTGTAATATGGTAATTTATTATTTGCTAATGAACTCATATTACCTCTACTTAATTTATTTTCTCTACAATAATTTGCTAAATTATTAATTTTTAATATTATACCATTAGGTTCTGTTACTTCCCATTTTTTAGTCCATGCTATTTTACCTAATTTAGATAAACTCATTTTATTTTTAGTTTTTATATCTAACTTCACGCCTTTTCTTGGACTAGGTCTTCCTAATGCTTTTTGTCTTATTTTCTCTTTTGTTTCTTCACTATGTATATGAATTACTTTATCACCTTCATTCATATTGTAACCATTTTTATAACTATCAAACTTTTTAATATAATACCTCTCTAATAAATTGGCATTTTCTGATGTATCACATTCATTAATTTTTTCTATCACAAAATTATTTAAACCATATTTTTTAAAAGCTTTATATAGATCATATTTATATCTTTTAGAATCATTTTTATGTTGTTCAAATCTTGTTTTGTAACCTCTACAAGTTTGACCTATATAAACTTTTTTACTGATATTGTTTTCAATTTTATAAATGTCTATCATAATAATTCATCAGAATTCTATGATTAACTTAACATTCTCAGTTTGATCGGCCGCTCTTGTAATTGGTGATCTATTCTCAATATATAGTACATCACCAGTATCTTCATCAATTTCACCAGAATTATAACCACTGGTAAAAACAATACTATCAACTGTTGTTGTTG